AGCAATTGATAGGATAATGAACTACTCACGAAAAGGTGGTGCATTCCCGAAACACATTGCTGAAGGCGTGATGGTGAAACTTCTCACAGAGCCGTATGAAATACCACAGAATCACTCATGGGTAAAATGGAAAGAACGCTTTGAAATCGACGCACTTGTTGTCGGAAAACATGAGATCATCCGAGAGGGAAAGCGTACTGATAATTTCAATTACGAACTTGCAGTCGGCCCTATCTCAGAAGAGTGGGCGTCTGCAATTCAAAAGAAAGACAAAAACGCAGTCATCGAGTTTCGAGGGAAATTCTATAACTGGATCGGGAAATCAGACAATACTAAAATCAATGTCTCTGTAGGCTCAATTCTCAGAATTGCATCTGAAGACATCAATAAGTTTGAGACAGATGATCNTAAATATCCATATTATAAGGGCTATGTCAATATTGTGCTACAGCCAGTGCCTGAGAAAGATAAACCTGACTCAATGCTTGTGCTTGAGCGATTAGCAGAGATGACGCCACGCCGTGAGTCATTCGTTGAAAAATCTGTGAAAGATGATCTTAGAGTTTCAATTGAGCAAGGCGAGATGCCAAAGGAAGTGTACGAACGATATGCAAAGAAGAACGAACCATTACCGAGGGAGTTTTACGTTGATTATAGAGAAGGTCGTGCATGGATGCAGACGCATATAAGAGGCATTGAGCCTGACGATGTCGAACGCTACAAGAAAGGCGAACTATCACTTGCTCAGCTATTTGAAAAGCATTCAATTCACATTGATCTCAGAATGAACTTTGGACTCAAAAAACTCATTCAATGGGTAATCACCGACAACGACGTTGAAAGCTATTTTAAAATGCTAAAAGGTGAGAGAGTTGAAACTGCATCAGGCGTAAAGAACGTTGCAAAGAGTATGGCAATTGTCAAGCCTTCAGCTCAAGAACCAACAGCGATAAAGAAAGCTGAAGAATTCAAAGAGCCTGCAATCTCGAAACGAGGCGCTGAGCTTCTCGCTGAATATCAGATTCTCGATGGCTCCTACATCATTCAGCCGGGCGAAGTGGGCACAACACCATACAAAGCAGCGTGGATGGGACTCATCTGGGTCGGCAAAGTTAAAGCAGGTATTCAGCGAGATGACTATCATGAGTATTTCTTCATGCCTGACGAACGACTCAAAGAGAAAAACAAATCACTTCTCAACGGTCAATTCGTCATTCGTGCATTTAAACGTGAAGGCGGAAAAGGTGCTTACTGGCAAATCTGGAAAAGCATAGAAGGCATGCCAGCAGACCCTGTCAAGCACAAAGACAGGGGTCACTATTATCCGATTCCAGCGAATAAGCTAAAACACATAGGGAGGGAGCACTATGAGTATGGAAAGAAACATTCTTGAAAAACTCATGAAACTCTCACAAGACGGTGAAGCTGAACTCGAAAGAGTCGAGAAGAAAGAGAAGTTAGACTCAGAGAAACTTCCCGCATTTGTTTGGATTCCCGAGTTCATTTCACTCGCTGGCTCTGTAATGTATGGCAAGAAAGAACCTCGGGATATTGACATAGTTGTTCGTGCTCGAGTGAATCGTGAGAAAAATACATTCGAGCTTACGCTTGATCCCTCACTCAAGCTGAAAATTGATAGAATTCTTGAACGCTACTTCGGCTCTAAGTCAAAAGAGTGGATCGCTTCTTCATTCGGCCCGAATTGGCGATATAAACCACTTTTTGATCTCGCTCTTATACCGCATAAGCCCGACGAAGTGAGGGAGGTGAATGAAGAAGAGTTTGCACGTCAATTCTATAAGCTTGAGCGTGAGAGACCGAGAAAAACTGCTGAGTTTCAGATTCTGAAAATCGACAAGAAAGAACATATTGTCGGCGGTGTTGTATACGAGCCTCTCGCTCTTGATGCACAAGGCGATTACACTACTGCTCAAGAAATTCGAGAAGCAATGTTTCGCTTCATGGAGAAATATGCTCAAAACCCACGTCGGATCAAAGTCATGCACAAGGGAAAGAGTTATTTCTTTCCAGTGCTTGAATGCTTCCAGCCTGAAGTTGACACAATGAAGGGCGGGAAACTTGTGCCTGCTGGCTCATGGTGGTTGATGATTCGTGTGAGAGACAAAGAAATTTGGCAGCTCATTGAGGAGGGAAAACTCACAGGTTTCTCTATGGCTGGCTCTGCACGAGCTCGGGAGTGAGAAAATCTTGAAAAAATCCTCAAATTTCGTGAAAATTTGAAAATCGAATGATAGAGCTTAAAAAAAATTCTTACGAGATTTGCGCAGGAAGCGAGAGAAATTCAAGACTAATATTATAATATTAGTTTTTTAAGAAAATTGCTTAGAACTAAAATATGCGATTCAATCAAGTCATTGAAAAATAATAACTTAACTCAAATTTTGCGTCGAAGAGCGATTTTTCGAGATTTTNAAAAAATCTCCCGCCATAAGTTATTGANAATAAACANCTTAATTTTTTGAGTTTCTCACAGAACTTGACGAATCACTACTTTTGTAAGTCGATAGACTGCACTACAATAATTTTCAGTCAGATTCTTAAAAAAGGGGGACAAAAATTTCGATTTTTTCACAAAAAAATCCCTTTTTGGGGTACATAAAATAGCCAAAAAATTTTCTATTTATGTCCTTTTCAAATGAAACTAATTGCATTAAAATATGTAATTTTGACATAATTTCGCATCACTTCTGACATCGAATCTCGAAAAATCCTCAAATTTCGTGAAAATCGAAAATCGAATAGCTATATTATTATTGGATTCTTAGTTGGGGCTTCGATTAGAAGCTCTCAACGCTTGCTAAGTCGAAGGCCTTCCAAGCTTCTTAAGAATGCCTGCCTAAACGAAATTCGAACGCTCTACGAGGTTCGAAAAAAAAGACGAATGATTCATGGCGAGAAAGATATTCGATATTGACATTGAGGAAATCTCTCTCGTCGATAGACCTGCAAATCGAAAACGATTCTACATCATCAAACAGGAGGGAAACATGTGGGATCAAGAATTTGAAAAACTGCTTACGGAATTTCTTGGCCAAGAGGGATTTGAAGAGCTGAAAAAATCAGTTGAAAAAGAGATCGAGTCAGAGAAAAAAGAGAAGCTGACAGAAGAGGCGATCAACGCTATCAAAGGTGCTCTGAACATTCTGAACAAATACAAAGACGATTTTCCAAAAGAGCTAAAAGATGCTGTCAAAGTGATTGCTCAGTTTGCTGCGAAATATCCTTATCCTTATCCTTATCCAAAGAAAACAAAAAAGGATGAGGAGGGCAATCTGATTGAAGAACTTACAGATATCGAAAAGGCTGGTCGCAAACTTTCAAAAGCGACAGTTGAACAGCTGAGAAAAGTCATCGAAATCTTGCAGAAGCTGATTGAAGAGCGGGAAGAAGAGACAAACGTTAAGAAGAGCGACAAAAAAGACGAAGTGAAGCTTGAAGAGAAAATCGAAAAGCTCACAGAAGTAGTTCAGAAGCAGTTCAAGGATTTAGAGCAGAGAATCGAAAACATCGAGAAGACAGCTTTCAAGAAATCCCTCGATGGTCAAGATGACGATAAAGATAAGGATAAGAAATCACTCTGGCCATCTTTCTTCAAGGAGGTATAGCGATGAGAACTGTGAAAGAGCTATTGTCAAAGAAAGCGATTTTGAAGGGCATTTTCCCTTCAGATATTAGTTTTACGCCTCAAGAAGCTGACCGTTTCCTTGACTACATTATCGACCAGACTGTGTTCAAAGATCATGCTCGAATTGTCAAGATGTCAAAGGCTGAGAGAAACATTCGTGCAATCGGCCTCGGCACTGGTGATGTTCTCTGGCCAGCTCAAGCTTTCGATGAGACAAAATACAAAAGCTCTCTCATTCACAACTTGATTACTCTTTCAACAAAGAAAGCTCGTGGCGCTGCAGTTGTTTATGACGACGACCTCGAAGACAACATCGAAGGTCAGGCTTTTGTCGACCATCTAATGAAAATGATTGCTGCTCAGATTGCAAATGAACTTGAAAACGCCTACTATCTCGGCGCTGCAGTTCCTTCTGGCACTGACCCAAAGGACTTGAAAGACCTGTGGAATGGTTGGCGATATAGAATTCTCAATCAGACAAACAACGTCACCGGCTCTGCGACAATTCTCGATGCTCGTTCTACTTCTGACTTCGAACTCGCTAATGGCTATATCGCTGAGCAAAACTCAAGTGCTCCCTACAACTGGGAATTCAAGTTCTCAAAAGCACTGAAGAAGCTGCCTTCAAAATATAAGAAGCTTGGGCTTTCGAACTTCCGTTTCTTCGTTAACGACCAGATTCTTCAAGACTACATTGACGCACTTGCTGCTCGTTCAACTGTGCTCGGTGACCAAGCCATACTCGGAAAAGGGCCCATTCATTACGGCACAGTACCTATCGTTGCATGTCCATTGATGCCAACAAATCTACCAGTGCCAGTCTCTGGTGGTGCTGAAACTACTATCACAGCTGACGCAGCTGCAGGTCAGAACGTCATCACAGTTGCTGACACAACTGCATTCTCAGTCGGCGACTATGTCTGGATCCACAAATCTGGGCTCGAGTACAAGGAGGAAATTAAGAAAATCACAGCTAAAGACGATGTTGCTTTGACCTTGACATTAGACTCGAATCTCGAGTGGGCACACAANGCAGCTGACGCTGAATTAGTTACAGAAGTCACACTCGATGGCACTGACTGCATACTCACTCACAGAGAGAATCTCATTATCGGTCTTCAGAGAGACATCAAAATGGAGACTGAGCGTGATGCGAAAAATGAAAGAACNATTTTCTATTACTCAATTCGAGCTGATCTTGCAATTGAGAATCTGAATGCTGTTGTTTTCATTGAGCACCTCAAAGTCAAGTAAGTGAGGCGTAAATGGCTTGGTTAGTCTGGAACTTCGGGCGCACTCGCTCAATTCCATACAAGGGGCGTTTGATTTTCTTTCAGAAAAATAGCTGCATGAGAGTGACAGACTCGAAGCTCTTAGCTGAGCTCAAGAAGTACGGAGCTTTCAAAATAGAAATCGAGANGGAGAGGGCACAGGAGGAAAAGAAAGAATAGNTGAGACTCTGACCTCTCCTTCTTAATTTAAGCGAGAGAAGTATGGGTAACTATATTACTATCAACGACATAGATAATTGGCCTGCTGGACTTGACGACACTCAAAANGAAGAGATTATCACACGNTGCGAAAAACTCGTTGAACAAGTGACTCGTAGTTTTTTCTATTCAAAAAATTTCGATATCCGACTGAGTGGGAATAACACACAAAGACTTTTCTTTCCGTATGTGCAGCCAATTATCGCTGTTACAGCTGTTTACATTGAAGATGAAGAACTTCCTTCTGATAACTGGGACTATGACTCATTTTCAGTTTTCAGGATAGATGAGGAAAAATTCGAAGATGGGATCAACAATATTCGCATCGTGGGCACCTATGGCTATGCTTCAACGCCAGAACCAATCAAGCAAGCGGTGAAAATTCTCGTAAGAGCTGAGAATGATCCGACCCTCTACACTCGAGTTTTTGAAGGCACTGAACGACTCGGCGACTATTCTTATTCAGTTGAGCGCATTCTTACTGGCATTGTTGAGGCGGATAGACTACTTAGACCTTATGTTCGTCGTCATGGAGCGTTGCTATGAAAAATCTATTCAATATCAAAGTCAATATTGAGCGTGCAACAACTATTTCAGATGGNCTCGGTGGCATTGAAGTTCAATGGTCTGTCATCCATTCAGCAATTCCAGCACGAATTCAATCTTCACGAGCAAATAGAATGAACTCTTATCTCGACAAAGAAGAGCTGATTGCTGATTATTTCGCTTATATTGCTTACCTCTCTGACATCTTAGTTGGCGATAGAGTCGTATTTGATTCAAGAATCTTTGAGATAAGAAGAATCGAAAATCCTGATCAAACTTCTCGATATCTCAAACTCTACCTAAGGGAGGTTTTCTAATGGCAAAGCGAATAGGCATTCGTGTACGACTTGATGAGCGAACTGCAAAAAGAGTGGGCTCTCATTTGAAGAAATTACGCACTCAAAAACCAGAACGTTGCAAAGAGATAATTCTTGACTGGGCATCTTTCATTGAAGCACGAGCGAAAGAAATAGTGCCGAAGCTCACGAGAAATCTTATGAACTCAATCATTTTTGAGTTATATAAGGATGGTTTTGCAGCTGAGATAGGGCCGTGGGCTGACTACGGCGCTTATGTTGAATTCGGCACCCGGCGTATGAGCGCAAGACCCTATCTAAGACCTTCTTTTGATGAGAGTGTGCCGATTTTCTTAGAGAAAATCAGAAAAGAGCTAAAGCAATGAGTGTTTTCACAGAATTACATAGAGCACTATATGAGAGATTGAAAAACAGTTTGAGTGTCGAAGTATATGACTATGTGCCAGACGATGCTGAATTCCCTTTNGTCAATNTTGGTGAGTTNAATTCAGTTGCACTTAGTACAAAGGATGGAAAGAGCGNTGATCTNTACGAAGTTACTTCAACTATACATGTTTTCTCTCGCTATCTCGGAATGAAAGAGGTTGAAGACTTATCTTCTGAGGTTATACAAGCTGTGCTCTCACGNCCGCTTCAGCTTAGTTCAAGCTATCACTGTATTCTCGTTGCTCATGAATCAACGATTCATTTTCGTGAAGACGCAAAGACTCGCCATTCGATCATAAAATTCAAGATTCTCGTCGAGGAGGTTTAGCTCAATGAATCTTAGAAAACTATTTGAAAAGAAAATTGAAGAAATTCCAATCGCTCATGAAGAACAGCGAGGCGAAAAGTCTTATGTACTCCTTCCGCCTCGGGTGATTAGAGAGAAAAATTTGAGCGATGGGAATGAATTCACTTATGAAATTCGAGCATTTTCAAAATATTTCGATGAAATTGACACAATGCGAGACTATCTCATTCGTGTCGGGACTCAAGTAGGAGAAGAAATCGAAATTAATAATTTCGAGACATATCTTCACGCTGTAAGTCATTCAATCTCACGAGTTCGAGGTAAACATCTCTACGAATTACGAATCAAATTCATTTTTCGGGTATTTGTGCCCGAAATTCCATTAGGAGGTGAATAATAATGGCAAAAGTAGGTGGTACCGATATCTATCTCGAAGTTAACACAGGTACTGAGGCGTCGCCTGTTTGGACAAAAATTGGCGGTCAGCGTGGTGCAACATTCGACAGAGGACGTGACACTATTGAAACAACTGACAAAGACTCACAGAACTGGGAAGAATCACTTCCCGGCAAGCGAACTTGGTCAATCGACTTTGATGCTTTTCTCATTGAAGACGATGCGGGCTTTCTTGAAATTGAAAACTCTTACAACAACGTTGGTGAAGCTGCGATCAAGCAGTTCAGAATCTCAACACCTACTCGCACGTATATTGGAAAAGCTTATGTTGAAAGTCTCTCAATTGATGCACCTTCGGATGATGCTGTAGTTGCTTCATTCACACTGCATGGCGTCGGCTCATTGACTAAGACTTAATGAGGAGGTGAAACGATGGCAACTCTAAGTGTACAGAAACTTTCTCTTTCTGGAATTACACTTACTTTCTCAGCTTGCGATGCAGCTGGCGATGAGTTCGAAAACTCTGGCGAAGCTTTCATATATGTGAAAAACTCTGACACAGTTGATCATACTGTAATTGTGAACTCACAACAGCCTTGCTCTTACGGTTTTGATCACGACGTCTCTGTTACAGTGCCGACTGGAGGCGAAAAACTCATTGGCACCTTTCCTAAAGACCGTTTCAATGACTCAAACGGAAAAGTTCAAATCTCTTACGACGCAGTGACAGGTCTTACCATCGCAGTTGTGGAGGTGTAATTGTGCGAGAATTCTACATTGAGCTTGATAGAAAAAGAAGACTCGTCTACGACTTCAATGCTTGGGATTTGATTACTGAACGCTACTCACTTGAGGGCGACGAAGAAGGCGGACTTGATCTTACGAAAATGAGACTCACGTTCAAAGAAATTCCATTTCTCACTTATGCAGGTCTCTGCTGGGAAGATGACTCACTCACCGAAGAGCGAGTCAAGTCGCTGCTCAATGAGAAGATTCGAAGCGGTAAATACACAGTCATGCAGATAATGAACATCGTGCTTAATGCTCTTTTTGTTCAAGCTGGCTTCAAAGGCATTGACTTAGAGAAGACACTTGAAGAAGCAGGCTTAGAAAAAAAAATATTAGCGACGCCACGTATACCTTCGAAGAAGAAATAAGGTTCGCAGCTGAATGTGGAATTAGACCGTCAGAGTTTTGGCGCATGACACCTCTTGAGCTGAGAATTGTGGCTGAAGCACTTTCGGAAAGAGAGCGTCGTGAATGGCAACGCTTCGCTTGGCTCGGCGCAATTTTCATAAATTGTTTTTCAAAAAAGAAAGTAAGACCTCAGGACTTAGTGCCTGAGGCTTTTGAGAGAGAGAGAAGAAGAGTCACAAAGGAAGAAGCGAAGAGAGAGTTAGAAGATCTGAAAAAACGATTGAGGATTAAGCAATGATTGCAAAATCATTACTCGTAAAAATTGAAGCTGATGTCTCAGAATTCACTGAAGCATTGAAAGATTCTGAGGCAAAACTCAAAGCTTTCGGCTCTAAACTACGCAATATCGGAATGGCTCTCACTGCGGGTATTACACTCCCCATAATGGGCATCGGAGCTGCATGTCTCAAGGCAGCAGTGAGCGCTGAGGAATCAGAAGACTTTTTCGAGAGAGCATTCGGTGATATGGCAAAAGACGTCAGAGAATGGTCTGAGAATCTCAGAAATCAGCTCGGTCTTAACTCTTATGCAATAAGAAAAAACGCATCAGTATTTTTCGAAATGATTAATGCAATGGGTGTCTCAAAAAAGAGTGCAGTTCACATGTCAAAAGCACTTGTTCAGCTTGCTTATGACTTAGCTTCTGCTCGAAACATCCCAGTCGCTGAGGCGTTCTATAAACTTCAAGCTGCAATTACTGGCGAGATCGAACCGATGAAACGACTCGGCTACGTAATCAATGAGACGAATATTAAGCAATGGGCCCTCAATCACGGTCTTATCAAACAGGGTCAGACTATGACAGAAAGCCAGAAAGTCATAGCTCGATTCGGTCTCATGCTCGAACAGACAAGTCGAATTCAGGGCAACTTGGCAGAAACTATTGGAAGCGCAGAGAACAGGGCAAGAATTGCAAAAGAGAAATTTGAATGGTTGAGAATCGAAGTAGGAATGAAACTTAGAGACGCTTATGTCAAAGTTCTCAATGTTATTCACGTTTTCTTAGATTACCTCGAAAAACTTATGGAGCATTTCAAGAAGCTATCACCTACACTTCGAACAATAATAATCGCTCTGGCTGGTGTTGCTGCTGCCATAGGCCCCGTCTTAATGGTCGGTGGTCAAATGATGGTAATGCTCTCAGCTCTTAATGTCTCTTTTATTTCGCTCATTGGCACTGTAGGTCTCGTTGCTGGAGCAATAGCAGGTCTCGTCACAGTCGGCATACTCGTCTGGAAGAACTGGGATAAAATCTCACGCTATCTTACTGCAATCTGGGTTTTTGTAAAAGACGTATTTCTCAAGGCTTGGGGAGTAATCAAGCAATACTACTCAACTCTACTCGGCTTCATAGCTAAAGGTCTTGTCTGGCTCTGGCAGCAAGTCTCAAGAATCCTGAAACCGATTGGAAATCTCTTCGTGGGTGTCTTTTCATGGATCAAAAACACAGTAACTTCAATCTTTCAAAAACTTGCTCAGAAAATAGTCGAATTACTTCTCAAGCTTACAGGTTCAATAGCAAAAATTCCAGTTGCGAAAAAGCTCGTAAGCAATTTGAAAGAAAGTCTTGAAAAAGCGAAAAAAGCATTTGCTGAAGCGGGTACGAAAGTCAAAGAAAAGACAGTTGAAATGAAAGACGAAATCATGAACTCTTCATACGATATTCAAGACGCACTCAAAGCGATGGGTGACGCTGCAGTAGGACAATCAGAAAGAATGAAAACTGCTTTTGAAACTCTTGGCATCACTTCAGTCTCAGCATTTCGTGATGAAACTAATAAACTTACAGAAGCAGTTCTCAAACTATATGCAGAATTCGAAAAAGGAAATGTCTTNTTTGAAGATATGGATAAGGCTATTGNTATGGTTCTTGAACGCTATAAGAAACTCGGTGAAGAAGCACCCGAAGNANTTAAGAAAATTCGTGNAGAGCTTGGTCTTGCAGTCGAAGGTGTAAGAATTTGGACAGATGTACTTGAGAAAGCACCTGCTGAGATGGAAGAGAAATTCTACAAACCCATCAAAAAGAAAAACAAAGAACTCTCAGAGGGATGGAAACGCATTATCGAAGGTATTCGAGAACATATCGCCAATAATCTCGCTCAGATGGTTCTTGACCATAAGTCCTTCACTCAAACGCTCAAGGATCTCTGGAGCGATCTCAAAGCATTCATAATTCGTAATGTTGTACAAAAATTAGCAAATGCTTTTACAACACTTTTCACAAATATTCTCGCAAAAGGCGTCTCTTCATTCTCAGCGCTTGGCTCAAGCGTCGGCGGTATTTTTCGTTCTGTCACCTCTGGTCTCGGCTCAGTTCTTGCAGGTATTACAAAAATGATTTCAGGCATTAGTATTGTTCTCGCTGCATTTGCAAAAATCGCAATTATCGCAGGTGCTATCGCAGCTGCAGTCGCAGTAATCGGGAAGCTCTTCACTAAGGCTGGTAAAAAATATGGCGAGATAACTTATTGGCTCAAAGACTATAATGAGAGAATCTTTCCACAGTATATGGAAGCAATTCTCAAGGAGTTAAGGGGTAGATTACCTGACGTCAAAGAGTTTCAAGCAAGTTTCAACGCAGTGAAAGCATCAAGAAAATTACTCGTAAATATTAGAAGCGTTCTTGTTGACTGTAGGAGTTATCTTAAGAAATTAGCTCAGAAAATTCAAGGTGCTCAAAGCGGTTTTGCTGGCGTTGTACGACGACCGACACTTTTTGCCGTTACTGAGAGAAGAAGACCTGAATTTGTGTACATTTCGCCAGAGATGCCGAGACCTGTTGCTGAAGCGCAGAGAGTGCAAGTAAAAGTCGAGGTGGAGCCAATAGTTGTGCCGATAGGCAATATGATGGAGAAGTGGTTAATTCGCTTCGTACCGAAAGCAACTCGGGAGGAAAGGCTACTCATACATCCACGTGGAATTATGAAGAGGTGATGCAATGGCACGTTTCAAGTTTCTTCATGAAAATCTCTGGGATTCAGGCACTCTTACTTATTCATCACAAGATTCGAATTTCCCCGCATCAAATACTCAGCATCCTTGGCTTTCGAAAACTTGGCGCTCCACAACTGTGATCACTGAACAGTGGCTTAAAATCTATCTTGGCACATCACCCGCAGCTGTTTCGGTTTTCATAATCAAAAATCATAATCTTACATCTGGTGCAACTCTAAGACTTCAAGGCAACAACATCGATGACTGGACTTCAGTAAGTTACGATGCAACTATTGCAGTGAATGAGGACATTATTGTTCATTTTCTCTCTTCAGCCCTTTCGCTTTCATATTGGAAAATTTCAATACTTGATAATGGAAACTCAGACGGTTTTCTTGAAATCGGTCGCATTTATCTCGGCTCTTATACTTCACTTTCAAAAAATTTCACAGAAGGCTGGCGAGACTACATCGACGACAAAAGCTTAATCGCACACTCAGAGGGCCATCAACTTTCCGCAATTGAGCGTGAAAAAATTCGTCATCTTTTCTATCTTTTTCGTTCAATTACTGATTCAGACAAACAAACGCTTGAAGATATATTTTTCTCAAAAGGACTTTCAAAAGATTTGTTCATTTGCGAAGATTCAGACTATGCAAATGAAAAAGCGTTCTATGTGAGATTTGCATCACCGCTTGACCATGAAAACATCATGACTGGTTATTGGGATGTTGAACTTGAATTTGAAGAGCTCAAATGATTGATCTTAACAAGACAAGACTCAAAGTTATTTATCTTTTTGAAGTTCGGCCGGGTATCTCAGTCGAAAGTTTCTCATGGACTGCAACTGGTGCTGGCTCTTATTATACTCAATTCAAGCCAAGCGAATATGGCGAAATAGTTCTTGTTGAAGAAGACGGTGTTGCACTCACGAAAGTAAATTCAGTTGCTGATTGTGATGCAACTACATCAAGTTTCTTTTTTGACTATGATAATGAAAGACTCTATGTTCACACTTCTGGCGATGATGCACCTGACTCAACTGATGCATCAGGTGATTATAAGTACTGTCTAATCGCTTATTTCTGGGTCTGTTTCACAAATCGACAAAGTCTAATCAGAGATGGCGGAAGAGTAGTTTATACGCCTCAGGATGCGAGTCATGATGTGTATTATCTTCCCTACCTTAATGTTGATGCACTTCCCTCAGTGCAGCAAAGTGTCGGCGAATACTGGCTCGGTCAAGTCACTATCGACTACGGTCGAATAGGCTTTCTCAATGACAGCTGGTGGTACAAGACTCTCAACTGGCTCTGGAATAATGCACCTGCTGAGCTTAAGTTTGGAGAGCTTGGCTCTTCATACTCTGATTTTCTTACATTCTTTCGTGGCGTTGTTCAGAATCCAGAATTTTCAGATGAAGAAGTTTCATTCGAGCTTCGTGACGAAAGAACTTCGAAGTTTCGTCAAATCCCAATCTATAAGTTTTGGACATCGAATTATCCAAATCTTGAGGAAGGCGCTGAAGGCAGAGTTATACCTATTCCATTCGGCGAAGTGAAAAATATCACGCCAGTCTGCATTGACACTGTGAATCATGTCTATAAGATTTCAAACTATCAAATTCAATCAATTGACGCTGTGTACAGGGACGGCGTACTTCTCACAGCTGGCACTGACTATACTACTGATCTTGTGAACGCTGAATTTACGCTGACTTTTGATCCCGGCGACTCGACAATTACGTGCGATGTGAAAGGCATACTCTGCGATTATGATCTTGGCACTTATTCAGAAAATGTAGCAGACATTCTCTATTGGGTACTAACTGAACTCAATGATATACCTGCTTCAAAAATCGATATGATTTCATTCGATGATCTTAAGGCTGCGAGAACTCAGAAACTCTCTCATTATCTTAATTATTCAATCTCAACGTGGGAGTTCTTACGACTTCTTGTAGCAACTGGTGTATTTCATCTTATTTTCACGCCGTCAGGCGAATATAAGGTCGCACGTTATGTAGCAGGTTCTACAGGCGCAACTGAACTCACTCAAGACTATCTAATGAGTTTACGAGTGGCAAGACGAACTCATGGCGTTTATCGTCGAGTAGTAGTTAAGTACGACCCTGATCCCTCAACTGGGGAATGGAAGAGAGTTGAAACTTCCGACGCTAAGGCGAAATACAAGTTTAAGGCTGAAGAAACTCTCACAGTTGAGACTCTTTTGCGAGATAAAGAGGAGGCTAAGTCACTCGCTTCTCTCTACCTTCAAATGGTGAAAACTCCCGGCAAGCTCGTTGAACTTGAGACAAATTGGAAATTAATTGACGCTTCACCAACTGAAAAGATAATTCTTTCGAAAGAGCTTAAAGATGTGAAGATTCTCGAAAACGAGGTATATAGAATTCTTGAAGCAGAAAAACATCTTGCAACAAGCTCGGTCTCAATTATTGCCCAAGAAGACTATCAAATCTCAGGTGAGTCGCACGCTGATACTGCACATGAAGACACTCACTCTGATTCACATTCTAATAGTCCGCACGAAAACGTAGCGCACGAAAATGTAGCTCATTCGAATGTCGCACACTCTGATGTAGCGCATTCTGACACAGCGCATGGTGACAGTGGACACTCAAACGTAGCACATGAAAATATCGCACACGAAAATGTAGCTCATGAAGACGTTGCTCATTCTGACGTTGCACATAGCGATGTCGCTCACTCTGACGTTGCTCATTCGAATGTTGCACACGAAAATGTAGCTCACTCAAATGTGGCACACAGTAACTCGCATTCTGATGTTGCGCATGAAGATATTGTTCATTCAGACGTCGCACATGAGGATGTCGCACACAGCGATGTTGCCCATGATGATGTTGCTCATTCAGATTATACTGATTATACTGACCATTTCGATGATCCACTCCACGATGATGAGATAAGTCATTTCGATGTTGCACATTCAAATACACCACATGAAAACGTAGCACACTCTAATGTCGCTCATGAAAACGTAGCACATAGCGATGTCGCTCATGAGAATACACATAGCGATAGTCCGCACGAAGATGTAGCTCACTCAGACTCTCCGCATGAAGATGTCGCTCACTCAAATGTAGCGCATGGGAATGTCGCTCATGAGAATGTAGCTCACTCAAATATAGCTCATGAGGATGTAGCGCATTCAGATGTTGCGCATGAAGATAGTGCACATACGAATACATCACACGAGAATGTTGCGCATGAAAATGTAGCACATTCAAATATTGCTCATGAGGATGTCGCACACAGCGATGTGGATCACGGTGATTCATATAGTGATGCGCATTCAAATGTGCCTCATACAAATTCGTCATACTGATTAGGAGGTAGATATGGGTTTGACAATTAAGATTTTGAAATGCAACGGACTTTGCAAATCCTGCTACGAAAATGCAATTCGTAGCAAGCATAAAAACTTTGATTATGATATTGAAAAAATTCTCTCTCGAATCGAAGAAGAATATCGAAAATGTCCGAAAAGTCGAGTGCCGTGTCTTCATGGCGGAGAACCGTTATTACTCAAATTCGATGATGTTCGTCGATTATTGGAGAAAATCTATTCACTTTGGGGATCAACAAGCATTCAGACGAATGGCACTTTGATCACAGATGAGCATATCGAACTTTTCGAACAGTACCGAACTGCGGTCGGCGTAAGTATCGACGGCGACACTTGGGAGCTTAACTATGGACGCTGGAATGCTAAACGACTTTCAAAAGAAGAAATTCAACGAAAGACTGACCTTGTCCTAAATANCATGAAAAAAATGCGAGAGGCTGGAATCTCAGTAAGCGTTATTGCGTTACTCAGAAAGTATAATGCAAGGCGAGAAAAAATCGGAGACTTCATTCAATTTCTTTTGCGTCTAAGAGATGAGTTCGGCGTTTTCTGGCTTCGGACTAACAAAGTTATAGTGCATGATCCAAAGCAAAGAGCAGAGGAAGAGCTTACGCCCGACGAACTCGGCGAAGCTTTCTGTAAAATTGCAGATGTTACGCTCTCTGACTCAAGACTTCAATGGCTTCCATATCGAGATNTCGTTGATCTCCTCACTGGTCATTACGATGCAACTTGTAATTTCACAAAATGCGACGTTTGGCATACTGCAAGCGAAAGAGCTATTATGAGCGATGGTTGTCTTTCAAACTGTCTCCAAGGCGGAGCATCACAAGACGGAATTCAAATTCTCTCGGCATCACAAGAACGTTATGAGAGGTATGAAGTACTTAATCAGTTTCCACAAGAAGTCGGAGGCTGCAAAGATTGCAAATATTGGTTCTTATGTTATGGAGGATGTCCGGCTGAAGGCATTGATGGCGACTGGCGAAATCGCTCAAAATTTTGCAAAGCTTGGCAGATGCTATTCTCGTACGTTGAGGAAAAATTGAAAGCGATATTCCCAAATCTACGAGTTGCTTCGGATTTCTATCCCCTCAAGCCGCCAGTGTCTCGAATTTTTGACTCAATAAGCGATAGCACATGGCGGAGCGAGAGAAGGAAATCAATCGAAGTTCTTAAACAGGGCATCACAGAAAAAATTGAATTAATTCCCGAGAGAAGAGGTCATGGCGACCGTCCGCATGGTGATCATACTGATGAGTCGCTTCTCCGCCAAGCGAGGGAGCATGGCGACCGACCTCACGGCGACAAACCTCACGGCGATAGAGCACACGGCGATCATACTGACGAACTCGGAGGTATACAATGAAAATTTTGAAAGAGACAAATATTGAGCCCTATGCAAGACTTATTTGGGTCTCAGAGCGAGCGAAAAAGACATGGAGCGAAGCTATTGCTCAGCTAAATTCATTCATGCAACAAATGGAAGTTGAAAGCGTAATTCACGGTCATCGACGAGTCTCATGGCAAACAATTCGAGAAGACGAATTTCTACGCTATGCAAAAGACTGGGCAGAGAGAGGTCTCTATATCTTTCCTGTCACACGTGTGAGAACTTTTCAAGGCTTTGCTCATAAGCATGATGAGCCAGTGCCGGGTGAAGTGGCAAGCATCTGTGTAGTGCTTTCAAAGCGTCGAGAGGATGCGCTCGAATATCGACGAGCTTATGAACGAGGTGACAATGACACTCAAGGCTATTTGCTTGGCTTTCCCGCATGCTGTAGGCGATTTTTCGAGAAAGTTTGGGCACAAAGCTACTATGACCCGATCTGGCAGGCTGCACTAAATTCTCGAGCTAAGAAACAAATAGACGAACGAAAAATGAGAATCAAAGCGCATCCTTATTCGTTAGCAACGCTTAGATATGTTGGCTTGAGAATATCTTTTCATATACCTTGTGCATTTGATTGCAGAGAGACGGTGAAAGTTGCGAGAAAACGTTTAGTGCTTGCGAGGGGATATAGCGAAGAAAAAGTAATTCTTTTAGAGGCTCTACTCAGAATGCCTCACTCGTGGAGCGTCTTGCATGGAATTGCAGTTGTGAAAACGCCGATCTTCTATATTGTTACAAGTTCAGTGCCGAGCATTGAGCGATATGAAGTAGAAGTTGAGGGCGATTTCATACCCCGAGAGGCAAAGGCGGGTACTACATTCCCTTTCACTGAAGTGAAAGAGCAATGAGAGTTTCGGGAATTGCAACTATTAAGAATATTATTAAGCTCGGCTATACATTTTTTGAAGCTGTACTCTCCGCATTCCCTCTCTGTGATGAGATTCTAATTAATGATGGCGGAAGTGAGGATGAGACTCAAAAATATCTCGAGCTCTTAGCACAAACTTTTCCAGAAAAGAATATCAGAATTTTCGACTTTCACTGGGGCGGTCGAAATTGCTGCAGACAATTTGATGAGACGCTTAATAGACTAATCGAATTAGCATCAGGCGACTGGCTCATCGAAATACAAGGCGACGAAATCTGGCATGAAAAGGACATCGAAACAGTGAAACGGGTAATAGATTTTGCGAATCAGAATGGCTATAACTCAATTCGCCAGTGGTGTAAGACATGTAGTTGGACTCAAGTTGACTCTTATCAATATAAAAATGTGAGAATCGTAAAAAAAATCAAGGGGCTCAGAAGCACAGAATGGGGCGATAATTTCGTTATGGGCGAGAACACATCGCCTCAAGAAGGCTATACTTCGCACAATGTACCGCCTGAGCTTGTGACAGATGAGTTTGTCTACTATCATTTGCATCGACCATTTCCTGAAAATCGTGTGCTTCAAGACGAAGCAATGGCTTATATGAATTCAGCTGATGATCCGCCAAGAACAGAAGTTTTTGAAGCAGTGAAACGAATTGACTGGAAAAGAGTGCCTCTTCCTCGACCCGAAGAGATACTCGACGAACTTCCCGCAATTGTAAAGGGACTTAGTCAATTTCGTCGCTATCGAGTACGAGAAGAACTTTTCTCGAGGGCTTGGTTACGAGAGATAACTGGACTCGAATATTAGGAGGTTAGTAATGAAGATTTTCGTCTGTTCGACAGGACGCTGCGGCACTGCGTTTTTCAAAGGTGTTTTTGAGCGAAGTACTCCAATACCTTCGTTTCATGAGCCATTTCCACGTGGAATTGGTCGAGTATGCGAAGAAGTCAACAATTATGAATATCTAAGTTATGAAGTCGAACAAGTTCTCAGGGCAAAGGTTAGATTCATTAGACTTAATCAGAAAGACGGTTGGTATTTCGAGTCTTCTCAAATGTTCATAAAAACTTTTGTCTGGGAAATACTCGAGAGTTTCGATGATGTTGCTTGTATATTTCTTTTTCGAAATCCTCTCGAAGTGCTTCTTAGCTATCAAGCAACTCAGGGAGAAGGAAAACCCATTGACTGGTTCCTTAAAGCCGAATGGAGACGGAATATCTTACGAATGGAAGGCATCACATCATGGGCTGAGACAATACTTTGGAACTGGTTCGAAGTCAAAGCAAGATTCTTTCATTTTCATGAAAAATTCAAAAAATCGTATGTATTTAATTTTAAAAAAATTAATGACCCTCTCGAATGGAGACGATTATTCGAATACTTTGAAATTCCGTACTCGAGAATCGAGCTTTCTAATATCTGGCGGGGCGAACGAAAACAGAAAATAAGTAATTCTGAATTACTCCTTAGATTGATTCAAGAATGGGATGAGATCGGAAAATTGGGAGGTTTTAATGAAGATTTTGAGGAGGTGCGAAAATGGCAGAACGTTATCTCTCGGTAGAAGAGTTTGAAAACATTACAAGAAATATAAGAAAGAGAATCGACGCTGTATATGCAAAGAGCGCTTTCATTGATGCATCATCGGGTGTGAGTGATGCTGGAAAACCCATCAAGCTTAATTCGAGTGGACTAATCGACCTCTCGATGATTCCCTCTACCTTGACTGGTAAAGATGCCGACACAGTCGATGGTTTCCACCTCGACCAAGATGTTAGAACTACTGCAAGTCCGACTTTTTCAAAACTAACTATTACAAATAAGCTTGGTGTCAACATCACAATACCTGACGTCCCCATCCATGCAGGGGGTTCGATAAAAAGCCAAGCCTCGCTGTATCCTGCATTCATACTTCTGAATGATTATCAAGACTTTCGTCTCGAAATAGGCGGAAGCTCAAAATATTTTCAAGTAAGGGATTATACTACTGGCACTTATCCCTTTCGAATCTACTCGGGTGCAAATACTGAAACCCTTAAAATCGGGACTGGAGGAAATGTTTATCTCAAAAACTATCTTCATGTCTATACGCCTGATGGCTATTCAGCACTGAAAGTATATAATGATGCTGGTACGCCTCGCTTTGCAATAAATCCCCAAAGTGATGGCTCATGGCGACTTTATGATGCTTATGGTGGTGTTTGGAATATGGGATTAGTTCAGCGTAATGGTAAAGTTGGCATCAATACATCATCACCTGCTTATACCCTCGATGTTGATGGCGATATTCATACCTCAAGTGCACTTCACGTAGATAGTAATATCTCGGTGGGGGGAGATTTTCGAAATTCATATATCAAAAAAGCAATTTTCTGCGATTCAAGGGATTTCTATAAGTATGGTCTTTCATTCGATGATAATCTTCTTGCGCTTGCAGTTGAAAGNGGCTATACAGTCACTGCGAGCGAATCACCTGATGTTAATTCGTTAGGTACAATATTCAATGGTCATCCCGGCTACGCAGCGTATTGGTATGATGCAAATACCACTTATCCACTCATAATTACAATTTCAAACTTTGGTACTGTTCACTATTCTCGATATTTCTGGATTGCGTTTCCATGGGGAAGAAAACCTGACTCGGGCTATAAGATTGAGGTCTATACTTCATATGACGGACTTTGGCACACAGTTGCAGACACAACATCAGCTGATGCAGGCTATAATGTTCATTATTATTTCGAGGACTATATCACCCAGATTCGAATCACAATTAAGTCTGGCAATGCAACTATGGCGAAATTAGGATCGGTGAGATAGGCTTTTCAGCATCCTACATAAATCAATATCGGTATGGCTATCGACTCTTCAAGGGTGGCGACAC